TCTGTAATCATGTTACCAATAGTAACAAGATCTGCAATGGATTTTGCTTTAAGTTTTATTGCTTCAACATAATCAGTACCATCTTCTAAATCAATGATAAGACAATTATCAAGTTGTGATAACAAAGTTGTTTTACCAACTTTAGGCTTACTAAATATTACAAGATTCTTTGGACTCTTTACTTCAGCTTTTAATTTCTGCATTGGAAGCACAAAACCTGTTGGTTTTACTTCTGTTTCTTTACTTGTTGCCATATGCTTTTGATTGTTTGATTAAGTCATTTAACCATGCCTTATTTGACAATGGTACATTGTGTGTGATACAGTAATGGTCACGCATGGTCATTGCACTGTAGTGGGTATCCTCTTTCTCAGAATACATTCCACCCATCATTTCCATTTCTTGTTGATAATCTGGAAACACTGGTGCAGCTACCACTTCAGCAAACCTTGCAGTTACTGGTGTAGAATTAACTAACTCTAGATCAGTTATCCTTACAGCGTATGTAGTATTAGTTTTACCATCACTAGAAGTCTCTACTTCTACATATTTTGAAGCATTAAGTTTCCAATTTGGATTGTTAACCAATCTATACAACTTTCTGTTTGCGCGATCATAGTGCTCCTTATCCCAATCAAACATTTCTACATAGAAATCTTGACCAGAAGATAATTCACTACTCCAAAAACGCACACATTCTAATCTTGTTTCTCCAAACTCTTTTCCCATGTAACAGAGTTTAGCACCAAACTTTGGACTGGAGATGCCCATGTTGGTGAAAAGGTTTTCCCAAAAAGGAAGATACTCTACAGTAAGCTCCTTAATGCCTTTTTCTTTTTTTGTGTCTGTTGCAGCTTTAAAACTACTCATTTGTTAAAATTTAATTATTATTACTTTGGTTTATATGGTTCCTTTGCAGGTTCATCCACTTCAACAATTTCCATTCTTGCATAATCTGCCTTATACCATTGAATACTTGTCTCTCCAAACCTGTTTTTGAGAACATGCATCGCTAGTAAATACTTGTCACTTGGACCAATGATGTACTTTTGTGGGCCATACCTACTTATGTTATACTTGGCTGGCCTGTTATAGGCAATCATTACGTCTGCACATTGTAAGAGATAATCGCTTCCAAAAACATCTGCCTCAGTTGGATAATTTTCCAACTTACCTGGCTTTTGTCTTTCAGCATTGTCAATATCTCTATTCAACTGAGTAAGAATTATGAATGTCACAGGTAGTGAATTCTTCATTTCAGTCAACATTGTGGCAAGATTCTGCAATGTAATTTGTTTACTTGTTTCTGAAGCTGATTGGCGAACCAATAGCGTGTGGTCAAGTGTAACCACAAAAGGTTTTTTGTGTTCATCATAGAATTTTACAATCCAATGCCTCATTTCTGATGCAGTCATTGATCTGTCTATGACAAACTCTTTACGTGTTTTTTGTTTACCAAGGTATTCTACTAGTTTTGCGTGATCGCCTTTAGAAAAAGCAGGCATTCCATCATCTTCTGCAGATTGTAGATATCTAATATCCATATTGTTTGCTGAAGATAATTCTCTTATACCCATGTTTCTTCCTAGCATTTCAAATTGAAAATGCAAAACCATGAAGTCTTGGTCAGTATTTAATTCTTGTAACTTTCTGGTTAATGTTGCTGCAACAAGTGTCTTACCAACACCAGGTCTTGCTGCAAGAATATACAATGATTGCCATTCAATACCATTAAGACCAATTTCATTAAAACCTTCCCATGAAGTTTTTAAAGATTTGATTTCTTTCCTGGCACGTTTCTCAATATAAGCAAGGCTTTCTTCTAGTATATCACTATACTTGCGCCATGGTTTTTGATTAGACGGTGGAGCATGAGATGCTGGAAATCCAGTCTCTGGTTTGTTATACATAAAATAAATTTTTGATAAGCAAATATACTAAAAATTTGTCAAACTACCATGTAATTTTGGTAGAACCTAACGTATCAAGTTCAAAGTTTATGTTATTAAAGATGTCATTACAGTCCCACATCTTTTCACGTGCATACGCAGCTGAAGCAGGGTGACTTGCTTTTAAAATAACTTGAGAATCATCTAATAAATCCTCTAACTCTTGTGCTTTTTTACCTAAAAATGCCCAGACAATGGGTTTCTTTGCGTTTATAGACTTAGAATTTAACATGTCTATAAGATACTTTACAAATGGATCCCATATTGCAAAGTGTTTACCAATTTTACCAACCTCTGTGGTAAGTGATGTGTTTAGCATAAGAATACCTTGATTACTCCAAGTGGATAAATCTGTACTCAAATCTGTTGTGTTGTCAGTATTGTATACTGTTTTTGCTATTGCGCGATGTATGTATCGCAAAGATGCTTCAGCTTTATTAGTGTTGCCACAACTAAAAGCAATACCATCTGCAACACCTAGTTGTGGATATGGATCTTGTCCAACCATTACTACTTTTAATTTGTCAAATGGACATTCTGTAAATGCCCTGAACACCATTCTGAGAGGTGGTGTAAACCTCACATCATCATTAACAAGCCCTTCAAGAGTCTTGATTATAGTCACAAAATCTTCAGATACTAAAAATCCTTTTAGCAAATCATGCCATCCTGAATCACTTGACTTTATCATGTTGTACAATTTATCTGCAACATCTTTAGCATCAAGTTTAATTGTTTGTTTTTCCATAACTTTTAGTAACTTTGAATAAATTAAAATAATATGTCAGAAGAAGTAGTAAAATCATTCCTACCATCAGGATCTGATGATCAAGTGGTAGAGGTAATTAAAGAAGATGCTGTTGTAAGCATTAAAATGAGTACAGGATACTATAAAAGAATACAAAACGTTATTGCGTTTCTTTTAGAAGGTAAACCTATGTCAGAAGTGCAAGCATCTCATCAAGAGATTGCATCACGTAAGATATCAAAATCTTGGATTACTCAATATGAAACCCTTTTAATTCTTTGTAGAGAATTTGAAAAGGCTGCAAAAGAAGGTAACTTTTTTGAAAAAATGACTATTGCTGAACTTCGCGATGCTATGGAAAAAGCTGAAGCAAGGTTGGAAGAAGAAGAGTCATCAAATCAGTAAAGATAAATTCCAAGATCATGTCCTAGTGCAATACATTCTTCTATTGCGTTTGACATTTCTTGTTTATTGCAATCTGCAAAACTCTTAAAGGTAGGTAATGAAGAGCTGGTCGCTGGAATATAGAGACCAGCTTTTTCTTTTATTATAAGTTTTATTTCTTCATTGGTATGACCAGTAGAATTTGCAAGTTCGCGTATTAAGGCATGTACCTTAGCAAGTTGCCCTGCTGTTTTTTCGTCAGTGCTAAGAACAGTAATATATGCTTCTATTTCTTGCCCTTTTTTGACACCCATGTTAAAGAGTTTGAGTCTCCCTGCATCCTCCTTTGACGCAGGGATGATCTCAGTGCCATTAATAATAACTTTGATTGTTGTATTATGCATGTGTAAGTGGTTCTGTGTAAACAATTTTCTCAGAATCAATATCCCTTAAAGCCTCAGCTACCCAGTCCATATCAACAGTGTTTTTATACACAAGAATATGAATAGTAGCTTTATCTTTTGGATTCAATCTTAACAAGCGACCAATACGTTGGCTACTTTGACGTTCATTACTGTAAGAATGCAGTATAATACCAGATTTTAACTCAGGTATGTTAACACCCTCATTAAGCTGCTGTACACAAGATAACTTTGTAATATTTCCTGATTTGAACTGATATAAGTTTTCTTTATTATCAGGATTCTTACTGTGATAACTATTCTCACATATCCAATCAGCTTGTTCAGTAGTGTTACAAAATACAATACACTTATCATGCATCATGTTAAGCAATTCTTTGGCATATTTTTCCTTTGTAGGAAATGCCATCATTGATTTCATGCGCATGATGCGTTTTATTTGCATTTCTTTTGGTGATAACATTCTTTTCAATTGATCAGTCCAATACTCATATGCTTTTTGCTCACTATTAAGAAAGAAAGTTCCATCTCTTTTTTTGA